AGTGCAAAACTATCCTTGTTTGTGCCAGAATAATTTTGTTGATAAAAAAGAATATCACCTGGATTATCTGGCGTACCATCTCCTATAGGGTTGCCATCTTCATCAAAGTCACCAACAATATCAGTTTCGTCATAAACAGGCGTGTAATAATAATCTCGATAAGGCTTACGATAATTACTGTTAAAAGTGGTAAATGGAGTTATGGTCATCATTGCACCCTGACATACAACACCACCTCCAAATTGATTTGTATGAAAACTGCCATTATTTACATTCCAGTTTTGATTCGTAACACTTCCAGAATTTGACTGACTAACAGCATTAGCAAATACTTTTACTGGACTTAAAATTATTGCGAGAACACAGAAGTAGTAGTAGTAACTGATTCTGTTTCTATGGTGCGATTTATGGTGGTTACGTTTTGAAGCCCTGGCCCAGAATACGACTCCGTAAACTGGAAGGCATTTCCAGAAGTGGGGTTTGTGAGAGTCCAGTTTGGTTTTGTTGTCATATCTGCTCCTGTCCATGTATAACTATGCCCTCCTACAGTTCCAGTGATTGAAGTTGCATCTGGCGACATACTACCTCCATCATGTTGGATGCCTGTACCTGTAACTGTATATTCGTAACCTGTAGAGTAGTCCTTACTGGTAATTGATTCTGTGAGTGTACTTTGGGTAGTAGTCGTAGATGACATATTTCCTTGAACAAAATTTGGTACAATATTTGCGTTAGCTGGTAAAGCATATATAAAAAACAGTAATAAAAGCCTCCGCATAGCTCATATCTAATCCACAGTGACAGAAGTTACATATTGTCCTGTTGCAGTCGTGCCTGATCCACCTGCTGTTAATGTCAAAACATGATTATCAACTGTACCTGCAAGTGACCCTGCTGTGCCTCCACTTGTACTTGTTAAGTCACCAAAGGGTGAAACTTCACCAGTAGTCAAACTTGTTGATATAGTATCGCCTGTTGTGTGTGAAACTGTAAATGTGTATGACTCACCGTCTGTTAGCTGACTTGCTGTAATTGGGGTATAAGCATTTACGCCATTAGTGGCTGCTCCTAATCCTCCAAGACTTCCAGCAGTTGTTCCATCTGTAGTCGTTACTCCTGTTCCAGAAATGCTATAAGAATTACCAATACGATCTGCTGTAGTTCCTGGTGCTGCAACTTCTAGTTTTACAGATGAGGTTATTGAAGAGGTAATATCAGCATATGTAGCTGGCATGCCAGCAAGTAGCAAAAGTGGTAGAAGTTTTTTCATTTTTTTACAACTCCAACTTTAGAGTCTTTGTTATCTACTATAGTATCTTTTTTCTTTTTTATTGAAAACCCTAGTGATGCAGTACTAGCTGAAAAAATACTTGCAATAAATGTCGGATCAAAATCTACAATCTTTTTCCCAGATGGCGGTTCGTAATAAGACAGGCTGAGTAGTGTTGCCGACCACAAAAGTACGCAAACTTTCACAATAGTTTCAACTTTACTTGGTTCTTGATCTTCCATATAAAAAAAAGCTGTTTGGGGGTATCTCTAAGCATTTGACCACTGCTTAACAAACAGCCATGTGCCAAATGTAGCATTTTTTGTTATGTTTGGAAAGTAACACAAATTTAACATTATGTTAAAAATTTTAAGGCCAATCTTAATGACCTTTTTTACAACCACTGCTGTAAAGAGATTGGTTGTTGATTTACTAAGAAGTATTTGTAAACAAACTACTAATACTCTTGATGATAGGGCTGTTGACATTCTTGAAAAACAACTATTTCCAGACAAATGAACCTAAAAAAATTTCTCAACATAGAGATAGAGGAAGCACCACCAGAGTTGCAACTATCTGTTGAAATGCGTTGCCGAGAAATTATGCAGAGTGAGGATTACGACAATATTAAAAGATACTGTACACATTTAGTAAGACACCAAATGAATCAAGATGTTTTTCTTGCTTCTTTATTAGGTAGATTGGTTGAACTTGAAGCAAATCTTGTAGTTAAAGAAATAAGAAAAGAAAAAAAAACTAATCCGATAAAAAAGTTTTTTCATATTCGATAACCTCAATAGCTGTAAAATCCTTAACCTTAAGCTTTTCAAGTTTATCTATTTCATAATTAAATTTAAGGATTGCTGTTCTTATATGTTCAGTAACCCATGCACCATCTTTACTTACGACCTGTGCTTTGTTTCTATCGTTCATAAAAACATAATGGTCATACCCTTTTAGTTCAACATCTAATAAATTTTTTTCAAGGTTTTTACGCCTTATTTCTCTTAATCTTTTTAATTTTAAAGAATTACTCATTGTCGCCTCCTTTCTGGTTTACTTTGTCGTGTTGATTTACATTGTTTTTTTTGTCTAGGACAATTAGCACTTCTTGGTTTTTTAGAAGTTAAATGCCAACCATTACCCTTTGGACAAGCATATGCGTAGGTATGGCCTTTACCAAGTCTAAACATATCAGATGAAACTGTTTTTGCATCTTTTTCACTTCGATAACTAATTTTCTGACATTTCCAACAATGGTTTTGTACGATAAATCCTTTATCATCAATGTACTGTTGTAAGTCTTTTAAATCAATTCTTTTTCCCATGCGAACCGTCTTGAAAATCTTTTACAAATACTTTTTTTATGTGGCTCCAGTTAGCCTTTATCAGGTTATTTGAAAAGTTGTTACCAGAGATTGTTTCGCATTCTTTTTCTGTAAATTCATAATTTAGAAAAAAATCGTCCCAATCAATAAAAATAGCTTTATTTGCTACTGCGCAGGCATATTCATCTGCATTGTCAATATGGTCAAAGTCATAACAACGCAAAATACTTACATACAAAATTTCTGTATTTTTTGCATATCGAATAGTTACGCATTTAAACTTCGCACCATCAAAGGTACGTTTAACTGTCTTGCCCATTAGGTCGGCATAATCGACCACAAGTTTTCTACGATTTTTCTTGAACATCTAACTGTTTTTCGATTTCGTGTCTTTCATCAAACAAAGCATGAATCTGTTTTGATATTTTTCTTTGTATAAGAGGATTGTCCTCTTTAAATCTTTGTTCCGTAAGTTGTTTGAGTTGTTTATCTATGTTGTAATATCTCAACTCAAGAAACTGTTGTTGATCTGATGCAACAAAGTCTGGATTTGGCTTTGTTTTACTTGCTTCAATAGTTACATCTATTGTTATGTGTTTACAAGCTTTTGGTTGTGTTACCGCTTGTTGTACTGTTATTGGAAAAGGACAAAGTTTTATCCAATCCTCAAGTGCTTTGTTTGTAAAATCTAGTCGCATTCTGGGCATTTAAAATTAAGAGGTTCTTGTATAACCATTGCTGATAAAACCAGCAAGGCCATTTTTGTTGGGGGTTGCTCGTTACTAAAAGGCATTAGTTTTTTATCTGGCATATGTAAACCACCATCCGAGACAATTAAACAGTATTCTGCTTTGCAGTGGTCTATATGGTATTTGTCGTATTGCGAAAAAGCTATGCCGTCACCATATTCATTGTGTTTACAAGTCATTGGTGCAAAATCAAACCAATCTAGTTCAAAGCAATCAAGACCAAGTGCGAGATGGTCTTGAAATACTGCGACATTAGGCGGTAATTCTGGATTAGAAACTTTGCGAAGTATTTTTGGCATAATTAAAAAGGTAATTCCTCTTTTTCTTTTTTCAATACAGAAATTGACCCTGATATAAAAGATTTACCATTCCCAGACATTCTGTTCCAAGCACTTACTGGTATCTTTACAACTTTTTCGCCAGCATAGTTGTCCTCGCCTTCTTGTGCTGTAATCCACTCTGTAAGTGCCATGGCATCTGATAAAGTAAATTCAATATTGCCACCAAAGTCTGGTGACTTTTCTGATTTTTTGTCGTTATTTTCAAAGAGGACAAGACGCCCTGTGAAAAGGTTTTCGTAGGCCATAATTAAAAAGATTTAATAGGAATAATTGAGTTTGTTTCTTCCCAAGCAAGTACTTGTGGAAGTGGGTATCTGATAAGGGGAGAACCCAAAGCAGTTGCCTGTCGTGGTACTGAATACCACTCTGGACCTTCTGCTTTACCTCGCCTTGTACTTGTTCGCCACTTCTTTATGGTTCTTTGGGTAATACCATATCGTTCTGCGAGGTCTTTGGTTGATAGAAAAGGCTGGTCTTGTTCCATTACTTAAGCACCTTTATCTTGTTAACAATAAGAGTTTCTAATTGCTCTTTTTGTGTAATAGTTAGTTTACCTTGTGCAAAACGAGTTGCAATGTTTTTTTGATGATCTGTTAATTGTTCTTTGCTTTTTGCATTTAGTATTGCATTTTTTGCAAGGCCAAAAGTTTTATCTGTATCAGATGTATTTGATATTTCTTTGACTTGTTCTCGCAAAGTTTCTATAACCTCGCCTTTGTTAATCTTTTTTTCTTGTACTTCTTTTTCATCTTCCATATTAAAATCCATATCTGTTTCAAGACCTAAGATCAACTTAATGCTGTATCTTCTTTGGTATGTAACTGCACCACCCCAGTTATGAGTTTGGTTTTTCTTAGGGTTAGCCATATCTTTTTCTGATAAAAATATTGGCAGTTCGCTTTTAATCATGCCACCACTTTTATGAATAAGTCTTGTAACTATAAGAGTTTCGCCTGTAGGGCTATAGCCAAAGCCTTGCGAGATACAAAGGCCATTCTTTAAAAGTACAGGTGTTACCAAAGAAAGCATTTGCTCTAAAGGTAAATAGCTGTAACCAAAAGAACCTACACCAACTTGTTTGGTCTTACCCATTGTTGGATTC